CAATATGTCCGAGGCATTCTTCGGCAAGGTGCATCCGTTCTCTCCTGTAAACGGCCGCTTTTACTGTGAGAACGCTCTGGAAGCTGTCGGTAAGTTCATCAGCCGTCAGTTTGACCGGGAGACCGCCAAGGTCAATAACCGCGTCAACAAGTACACCCACGGCTACAAAACCGGCAAGCATAAGGGCGGTAAGAAATGATTGGGCAGCTCCCACGTGAACTGGAAGTGAATGGGCGTATGTATGCCATACGCACCGACTTCCGGGACGTGCTCAATATCCTATGTGCCTTTTCTGATCCGGAGTTGGAGGACGGCGAGAAAGTGTATACGTGCTTATACATTCTCTATGAGGACTTCGACAGCATACCCGATGGCGACTTGGAGGCGGCGTTCACAGCTGCATTGTCTTTCATCGACAACGGAGCAAAGCCCGAGGAAAAGAAGTCTCCCCGGGTAATGGATTGGGAACAGGACGAAAACCTTTTGTTCCCGGCAATCAATAAGGTGGCCGGGTGCGAGGTGCGTAGTGAGGAGTACATCCACTGGTGGACGTTCATCGGCTACTATATGGAGATCTCCGAGGGCGTTTTTTCTAACGTCATCAGCCTACGCATGAAGAAAGCAAAGGGCAAGAAACTGGAAAAATGGGAGCAGGAATTCTGGAATGCGAACAAAGGGGCCTGTGTCCTTGCACCTAAACTCACCGCTGAGGAACAGGCAGCAAAAGACAGGCTCAACGCACTATTAGGCTAAACACAAGGAGGTGGTTATATGGCGGGTCAGGCTGACGGCTCTATTATCGTCGACACCGAAATAAATCCCGAGGGATTTAAGGCCGGAAGCTCTGAATTGCTTGCGGCTATCAAATCTCTTTCCTCCGAAGTCAAAGAACTGGGCAAGATCCTCAAGGAAACCTTTAGCAATAACAACCGAAGCATAGGCGGTACCGATAGCAGTGTGCAACAGCTTGAAGCGACGATTGCCAGCCTCAAGGAAGAGGTGCAGTCCTTGCAGAGCAAGGTTGCCGAACTGCAGGAACGCCTTAACAACCTCGGCAACAGCAAAGAGCCGCAAACGCCTGTTGACGGTATTGCTACGGCGGCGCAGAACGCAGATGGTCAAATCGCTGCGCTCGAAGCCAAGATTAAGGGCCTTGAATCTGTCATAGCTTCCTTGCAAACCCAGTTGGAGAACGCTACGGCGACCCCGGCTGAGGCAAATATCGACATAAGCGAGGCAGAGAGTAAAATCGCTGCCCTTGAAACAAGAATACAGGAACTGGAAGCGGAACTATCCTCCGCACAATCCGGGCAGGCTACCCCTGCACCGCAGGCTGACTTTAGCGGTCCTGTACAAAGTGCTTCCGCATTACAGCGGAGCATTGATTCTGTCAGCAACAGCGTAACCAATTTGGAGCCTACGTTCCAAAAGGCTATGTCCGGTAGCGAAAGTGCTATGACTTCGTTCCAGACCAAAGCCGGTGCGCTTGAAACCAAGATTGCTACTCTGCGCGAGAAGTTGGAGGCAATGGGTAACACCAAGACCCCAACAGCAGAGTATAAGGCTCTGTCTGCGGAAACAGAACGAGCCGGCGTGAAACTGGAAAACCTGCTCAATCGCCAGGAACGTATGCAGGCTATGGGCGTCAAGGAAAACAGCGCACAGTGGAAAAATCTCCAGTACGACCTTGACCTTGCGGCACAGAAGTATGACCAGCTCGCCGCAGCCAAAGCACGGATGGAAACGTCCGGAACGGCATTTACAGTTGGGTCGCAGACTGCGGAATATGCGCAGATGGTATCCCAGATCAACGCTGCCGAAAGCGCCCTGTCCAGTATGCAGGCTCAAGCGGCCCGTGTAGAGGGTAGAGTGAATGGCATAGGCACAGCATTCCGGCGTGTGGTAACGGCGATTGGAACCGCCGCAAAGACCGTTGGCGGCGCTTTGTTGAATGGATTAAAAGGTGTTCTGTCTGTAACAAAGAAAATCATTGTTGGAAACAAGAACTACAAGAAATCCTTTAGCGGGATTACCTCTATTATCAAGCGTGTGGGCTTGGGACTGCTTGGTTGCCGTGGCGTGTATATGATACTGCGTAAAGCGGTAACAGCGTATATGGAGGCAAACCAAGGACTTGCTAATCAGCTTTCGAGTTGCTGGACGAGCCTTGGTAATCTGCTCGGACCGCTGATTACCAAGATCATTAACTTGGTATCTACGGCCATTGCGTATGTGACGGCGTTCCTCAAACTGCTCGGCATTACCGGCTCCGCTGCCAGTGATGCGGTGGAGGGTGCCGGTGGCGCCGCTGAAAAGGCACAGAAATCCCTTACTGGCTTCGATGAAATCAACGCCCTGCAAGACAATTCCTCCGGTGGTGGAGGCGGCGGCGCAGGATCTACACCATTGCCGGAAGCGACGCTCCCAGATTGGACAAAGCTGATGATTGACCAAATCAAGGCTGGCGACTGGGCAGGAGCGGCAACGACGCTTACCTCACAGCTTAATGCTATGGTGGCAAGCGTGGATTGGGCAGGTGTCGGCAATAAGATCGGCTACTACCTCAACGGCGCATTGACGTTCCTGGCAACGGCAATACTTACGTTTGATTGGATCGCCCTCGGCTCCGATCTCGCAACCAGTCTCAATGGTATCATTGCCAACGTGGATTGGGGCAATCTGGCCGTTGTCCTTGCCTCGAAGCTGATAATCTTACTGCAAACGCTCACGGGCTTCTTTGAGACCCTTGACGGTGCGGAGTTCGGCAATGCTATCCACGAGTTCATCACTGGCGGTATCAATGCCGTCGATTGGGTAGGTGCAACAGGTCGCCTTGCTGCAGCAATTAGCGACTTTATTATGGCTATCGACTTCGGACAGCTTGGCACCGACCTTTCCGATGGATTCAAGACAATGCTGAACTCCATCACGTCTGCGGTAACTAACTTCGATTGGCGCGGCCTTGGCTCCCAAATTGCCGACTTTATCAATGGCATAGATTGGGGCGGTATTATCGCCGACACCGCAACTATGGTCGGTGAAGTTCTCTCCGGGGCGTTAGATCTTCTGATCGGCTTTGCAGAGGACTTGGATTGGGCAAAGCTTGGCAACGATCTGTGGAACGGTCTTGTCAGCTTGTTCACGAACATCGACTGGGGCGGTCTGATCTCGCAGGCGTTCCAGCTGCTCGGTGCTGCCTTGGGCGGTGCGACACAGCTGATTTGGACAATCCTCCAAAACCTGTGGGATTTGCTCGTACAGGCGTGGGACGGTACAAAGTCCTACTTTACCGATCATATCAACGCAGCCGGTGGCGACATCATTCAAGGCCTGTGGAACGGCATTTGTGAGGCGTTCGCAAACGTCGGCACGTGGATCGTCGAGAATATTTGGGATCCGTTCATTGAGGGTTTCTGCAATGCGTTCGGAATCGCAAGCCCCTCGACCAAGATGGCAGAGCAGGGCGACTTCATCGTGCAAGGTCTGTTGCAGGGCATCACCGATGCGTGGAATTCTATTACGGAGTTCTTCAACACCGCGCTTTCCACTATTACCACATCGTTAAGCACGGCGTGGAATAACATCAAAACCGCAACGTCGACCACTTGGGAGAATATCAAAACCTCCCTCGGTACTACATGGAATAACCTCAAGACCTCCGCATCTACCACGTGGAATAATATTAAGACGTCGGCATCTACGGCGTGGACAAATATCAAATCCACAGCGTCCTCCACTTGGAGCAATATCAAATCTTCCTTGAGTACCACTTGGAATAACATGAAGACCACAGCTTCCACGACTTGGAACAGTATGAAATCTTCCGCTTCGACCACTTGGACGAATATGAAGTCTACTGCGACAACTACGTGGAATAGCATCAAGTCCTCTCTTAGTACCACGTGGAACAACATCAAGAGTACCGCGTCCACGACGTGGAGTGGTATTAAGAACACGATTCAGAACCAAGGTTGGTCGGGAATCGGAAGCAATATTGCGAGTGGTATTAAAACCGGTATTAGCAACGGCTGGTCCACGTTGACCAACTGGGTCAAGGAGAAAGCCAAGAGCCTGCTGAATGCGGCGAAATCCGCACTGGGCATCCATTCTCCGTCTCGGCTCTTTAGGGACGAGGTTGGCTTGAATATCGGCTTGGGTATCGGCGAAGGTGTAGAGGGTTCCGAAAAATCTGTGCTTAATTCTGTTGCGGGTGTGGCAGATGCTATAGCCGCAGAATTCAACGCCGGCGAGTACAAGGTTGGTAACATTGTCCCCACAGCGGAGATAGACGGTGCGATCACTTCCTTTACGGATAAGATCACTGACAGTTTCACCGCCCTTATGGATAAGATGGACGCTATCGCAAAGCGTGTCACGTTCAATGTGCCTGCCTTTGCCGGAAGCGTAGTACCTTACCGGGCTGCTGCTGGTTCCGGTGGAGTGACCACCATCATCGAGGAAGCTAACGACGAGTTGGCAAAGACGATGGAGTACACAAGTAATCGTCAAATCGTCCTGCTGCGTGAGCAGAACAATCTGCTTCGTCAGCTGTTGGAAAAGGATATAGACGTTACCGCCGTAATCGGCACTGATGACATTGTCAATGGCTTGTCCAGGAAGAACCGGCGCGACGGCAAGACTGTCGTACCTGTCGGAGCATAAGGAGGTAGTTTTCTATGAAAACGTGGGATGAAAAAAACCCGTTACGGTCTGTTGATGGATCTGCGGTACTTTGTCCGTATAAATATCAATGGGCCTTGGAGGACATATCCGCTTCCGATGCCGGCAGAACCGAGGATGTAGCTATGCACAAGAAGCGTATCGGACAGGTTGTGAAACTGGAACTGTCGTGGGAGTTTATCACCACGGAGCAGGTGTCCGAAATCCTCCAGGCATTCGACCCGGAGTACGTTACTGTCTGTTATTTGGACGCAAAGCAAGGCAAGTTTGTTACCTCGGAATTTTATGTAGGCAACAGAACGGCGCCTATGTATAACGCTTCCAAGGGCTTGTGGGAAAACCTTGCGTTCAACATCATCGAAAGGTATGGTGCTTAATATGTACTCTATCCCAAAGGCGGCACTTGACCTTTTCAAAAGCTCCTATCGACAGGTGCTTGAGATCAAGATGACCGGAACGCAGACCACAATCCCTATTACCGATCAAGACATCGTATCCGGTGGAATGAGTGTCAACCGCTACTGCCTTTCCGGAAACAGAATTGAGGTGGGTTCGGCTATTGCAGCCGAGCTCACCTTGAAACTGGACAATGCCGATGGTAAGTTTGATAGCGTGGTCTTTGAGGGTGCAGAACTGTTTGTGCGTGTAGGCGTCAAGAAATGGGACGCGAAGCGGTGGGAAAACGCCAACCTCTATTACGTTCCAATCGGATACTTTACCGTTGACGAGGGACCTCGGAAACTGGCTTCCATTACGCTGAAAGCCCTTGATCGAATGGTACTTTTCGATAAGCCGGTGGATGGTTCCTTGCTTGCTTTCCCCACGACCGTCGATGCGCTCCTGTCCCGGATCTGCGACATCTGCAACGTCACCCTCGGTATTGACATCAGTTTGTTGCTCAACCACGATTACGAGATTGCAACACTTCCGGTGAGCGACAATCTCACTTATCGGCAAATCCTTTCGTGGATAGCTGAAATCACCGGCACGTGCGCCTTTATTGATTGGGACGGTCGCTTGGTTCTGTCGTGGTACAAAACCACTGATACCGAGATCCAAGCCTGTGACCGTTTTGTGTCCGATCTGCAAGAGAACTCCATTACCATCAGCGGCGTGCAGGTGGTTGACGGAGAAACGGTGTACCTTGCCGGCGACGATGGGTACGCGCTCAACATCGAGTCCAACGGCCTTATTCAAGCCAATCATATGGCGGTGGCTGAATCGTTGTACGAGGTGTTGGGCGGTTTTACCTATGTGCCGTTTTCTGCAACGGTCAAGCCTATGCCGCACCTCTATCCGCTGGATACGGTAACGTTCGTGGATAAGAAAGGCATACCCCGGCAGACGATCATCACCGACGTGACGTTCACCCTTAACACCAGTACCAGCCTGCAAGGCAAGGGCGAAACTGCTACCAAGAATGGATATGCCACTGCAAACCCGCTTACCAAGCGTGAAGCGGCGATCATCAATGCTATCCGGAACGGGCAGAATGAAACCCTTAATGACAGGATCCAGAGCGTGCTTGCGTTCAACGAACTCATTTCCAACGCCCTGGGCCTGTATGTTACCCCGGTTACCAGTGGAAACAGCTCAACCATCTACTATATGCACGACCAGCCCAATCTTGATGAAAGCAATACGATCTTCACAATGACGGCCGGAGGCATAGCATGGACCACTACCGGATGGAACAATGGAGAACCGGTGTGGAGTTACGGCGCCACAGCCGCAGGCGACGCATTGTTCCGTATGCTCTCTGCGGAGGGCATCGAGGTCAGCAAGGTTGGCGAGGATTATTCCATAGAGATCACGCCCAAGGCGTTCAGCATCTACTACCGGAATATGCTCGTTACGGAGATCGAAGCTGACGAAATGACAATCCCCAAAACCGTATTCACCGGTTACGCCCAGTGTGGCAAGGTACGATGGGTACCGTATGCTCCGGGTGGCACCATTGTGGGTACAAATCTGATCTTCATCGACTAAGGAGGTGGTGGCTTGGCTACTTGGAAAAGTAATACCTATGATGGGCGATACATGCGGCTGACCATCACCGAAACGATAGATCCTATCAACAACAAATCCACGCTGGCGTGGACGCTTAAATCCATCGGCGGTAACAGTACGTACTACACCATCGGTACTACCACCGTCAAGATCAACGGAACGCAGGTTTACTATAAAGCCCAGACCGACTGGGACGATAGAGTATTCCCGGCGAAAAAAGGCAGCGTTTCCGGAACGATTGATGTAACGCACAACACCAATGGTGCGAAAACAATCAATGTAGATTTCTCTACGAGAGTCTATATATTTGCGCCTGAGCAGTACGGCGGCGAAATGACGCTGACGACCATTGACAGAGGAGCGCCTACTGTCACGCTTGCTACAACCCCGGTTTCTGCGTCGAGCTTCACCATCAAGGCAACCGCATCTACGAACTGTGATGTTTGGGAGTATAGTTTGAACGACGGAAGTTGGACAAGCTTTTCGACCACAGATGGTTCGTCTGCAAGCAAGACGTTGACCGGCCTTGCAACGAAAACCCACTCGATTAAGGTTAGAGCAAGGCGTACATACAACCACGTATACGGAACGTCGGCTGCGGCATCGTGTGACATTGTTCTGCCAACGATCACGCTGGCTACATCGAGCATTACTGCCAATTCGGTCTATATCAGTGCTTCTTCAAATGTGAACTGTAACATTTGGGACTATAGCATTGATGACGGAAGCACGTGGACACGGATTTCCACGACTAATGGCACAAGTGCTACCAAGACGATCTCCGGGCTTACCCCCAACACGGAGTACAAGATCAAGGTTCGGGCAAGAAAGACCGCCAACAATCTGTACGGCACGTCCAGTAGATCGACCATTAAGACTCTGGGCGGTACTGTGCTGAACAGCGTGTCGGATTTGACGATAGACGCTGCTGCCCCTGTGTTGGCTCTCAACTGGACGGTTTACGATGCCAATTATACACACACCCTCACCATCAAAAACGGCAACACGGTCGTTCTAACCGTTACCGGGGTCAAGGGTAGCGTGGGTACGAACAATAAGACGTACAGCTTCACCGCGGCCGAGCGAACAAAGGTCTTGAACGCTATGGCTGCGTTGGCATCTTTTAAGGCCACATTCGAGGTTGCGACTTACAGCGGCACCACGCAGATCGGCACAACATCCTCTACGACAGCGACCATCAAAACGGTTGCTGCCAATTCAGCACCTACACACGGTGGCTTCTCTTATTCTGACGTCAACGCAACGACCGTTGGTATCACCGGCAGTAATGCGTTGTTTGTGCAGAGTAAATCGAGCCTCCGTGTGGTGTTTAAGGGCGGTACCGCCAAAAACGGCGCTTCTATCAGCTCGTACAAGGTAACCATCGGCTCCAAGGTCGTTTCCAGTGCCACCACAACTGTGGACTTCGGTGCAATATCCGTGGCCGGTGAGGTGACCTTGACCGCCACCGTTACGGACAGCCGAGGGTGGACAGCGACGCAGACCATCACCTTGCCGGTGATTGAGTTCACGGGGATTTCCATTAACTCCTGGGCGACACGCCGAGTTAACGAAGTCGAGGAAATGGCGCAGCTTGAATTGGTGGGTACGCTGTCCCCAGTGTACGTTGATGATGTT